CTATCTTCCGGGGAATCTGATAGTGCAGGCGGATCTGTTGGTCCCCGTGCGGGATCTCCACCGGATCGCCGGATAGGTATCCGCTCCGATCCGTCCCGTTCTCCTGGGCCTTCATGTACTCGAAATCGACCAGGAGCTTTCCGTTGATGTTCCTGGAATAGCGGGCACTGGTGTCTCCGGAGATGATCGTCGGTTTATCCACCCCCTCCAGTTCCAGGACCAGGGGCAGTTCTATCCCCTCGTTATGATAGGGGATAACGATGGATGATCCTGTCAGATCATGCTCCGTTTTTACAGGAACAATTGGCATGGAAAAGTTGATCTCGGAATTATCCGGGGTGATTTCGTCATCCCGCCACCGCCGGAGCGAATGATTCCGAAGAAGGCGGGCGGTAACTTCCGCTGTACTAAAAAGGCGGGGCCGGTCCACTGTTGGTAACTCAACAATTTGAGCCACATAATACCTATCCGCTTCCCGGGCCAATACGATCCGCAGTGGTTGCCTGGAATTGTACAGTTTACTTGCAAATTTGTCTATATCGTTTAGAAAGTTTTTCCCAACATAAGAAAAGGAGAGCTGCAAGTCTCGCTCTCCTTGTTGAGGCCGGAAGTATACCGGATCCCTGCCGGGAATGGAAGCGGAAACTGGATTCAAGACAATGCGGTTCTGTGTCACGTAATTGTCTAGCTTGAAACCGAAATCAATTGAGTTAAAAGAGGTGTCTTGACTCTCGAATAGTACTCCCTTCATCTACTTCACCCCCTTCAGCGCGGCTTCCAAATCAAAGGTTAGCTCCCTACGGATGGTCGGCATAATTTGTTGACCGTCTAACATCACTCGGATTTCAACGGGGGCAGACGCAAAATGGACAACATTCCCAACAGTTTCAGACCTCGACGACTTGAAATCCGCTCTCGGGATAACAGCACCAGCCAACATGCGGGCCTGATCCGTGATTTTGGGAAGGGTTTGCCTCATTCCGATGGCCATTCCTTCACCAATATTCCGGCCAATCTCCATCATCACCCGAGATGGTGACCTCATATCCAGAGCCCTTTCGATTGTACTTTTGACATTGTTGGCAATCTCCCGAGCTTTGTCATATAGCGATTTAGCTCTCGAAGCCATGCCACCGGTCAAGCTGTCAATAATCATCCAGCCAACAGACCGAAGATCAATATTAGATAGATATTTTTTTGCCCGTTCCCACTTATCGATGACACTCTTCCGGACTTGTTCCATTTTGCTATTCACTGATGATCTCATGTTCTCAACCTTTTCTTCAACCCTGCGTTTGATCGATTCCCACTCTTTTGAAGCCCATCCCTTCAGTTCGCCCCACTTGTTCTTTGCATTTTGAACAATGTTATCCCACGTGTTAGCCAGATTGTTTTTAGCCACTTCCCACTTGCTTAAAATTTCCCCGGTCTCCCAATCTACCTCATTCACATGCTCCCTAGCTTGTGCTTTTGCTTCATTCACCACGTCCTGATGCCGCTGTTTGGCCTTTTCGACGGTTTTGTCATATTCCAAATTGGCGTTGGCAATCAATTTCTGGGCTTCCTCGTCAGAGATGATGCCCAACTCATCCCGTGCCTTGATCGCCCAGGCGATCTTTTCGTCCCGCACTTTTTGCGCGTCCTTGATTACCTGATCCGTTGCCTTCTTGCTCTCTCTGACGATATCCGCGGCTTCCCGGGCGGAGATCTCCCGATTTTGGTTGGCGATCCGTTCCCGGATGATCCGTTGTTCTTGCTCGGATTTGGTCAGGTTTTCTATGGCCTGAGTGCGAAAGTTATACATGTATTGTTGGATCTCGACAAACTCTTCCGAGGTGATCGATCGCCGCTCCTTGCTGGCAGTCTCCATGATTTCTTTGATGCGCTTTTCGCCCTTTTCGACCTGTTTCCTCTGCTCCTCATAGTGGTTGTTCAGTTTCTGCAAAATCTCCTTTTCTCGGCTTTGGGGTAAAACAGCCTCTGCCTTAAACCAGTTTCCGAGCACCCGGGTGGCTTCTTCCTGCTTCTTGTTCATCCCCTCGATGATCTGCGATGCCATCTGATCGAAGTTGCCGGCAATTTTCTCCGCCGTGTCCTTTGTGACGACATCGCCAGACCAATATAGGCGCTTCAGGGCAGACATGGCCCCTTTCTCCAGCTCAAAATAGGAGCCCAGCGCCTTTTTGGTTGATTTGGAAACCTTGTCCCCGAACAGATCAACTTCCGGGATTGCGTCGGAAAAGGCGTCCTCAATCCTCTTTATAGCGTTGACCACCATGAATAAAGGATTAGTATAGGACAACACTTTCATCAGCCTGGGATACCGCTCATTCAGCTTCTCCCAATTCAAATACAAAGCGGTCCCAGCAGCTACAAGAGCAGCGATCCCGGCGACAATCAACCCTACAGGGCCGGTTAAAGCTGCCAGAGCCCCGCCAAGAGCCGCTCCTGCCCCTCCAGCACTGGCCATCGCTCCAGAAGCAATGCCAAGAATGGAAACTACTCCACCAATAGCAGCAACAAGATCCCCGATGATCATAATTATCGGGCCAAGCGCGACCGCAAGTCCGCCGGCCACTATGATCACCTGTTGCATACCGGGTGAGAGATCGGCGAACCAGTTGGCCAGGTTGGCAATCATATCAATCAGGGGATCGATGTTGTCGAGCACTTTCAAGAGAGCGGGTACTAGGGCCTCACCCAAGGTGATCCCCACGTCCTTGATCCGGTTCCAGAGGATCTTGAATTGACTTTCCGCAGTCTTGTACCGCTCTGATGCTTCCTTGGTGAGTGCATTGTTCTCCTCCCAAGCCTGGGACCCCAATTCAATGCTCTCGCGGAGGAGATCCCCAGCACCAGCGGCCCGGAGCAGGGCATCCCGTAGCAGAATTTCAGAGAGTCCCAATTTCTCCAGTGTGGCAAATACGTTTTCACCGCTGTCCCTCATCCGACCAAGACCCTCGACAAAGGCGATCACAGCATCAGCTGCGTCCTTCTTGAAGCGATTCACGAACTCATCCGTTGTCATCCCGGCGACTTTAGCGAACAATTGTAGCTTTTCTCCGCCCTCGTCAACGGCGTTGGCGATATTGATGAATGCTCTGGAGAACGCAGAACCACCGGCCTCTGCGTTGATCCCTAAACTGGACAGCGCCCCGGCAAAACTCAGGATCTGCGCCTCGGTCATGCCGACCTGGTGCCCGGCACCGGCCAAGCGGAGCGCCATTTCTACAATTTCCGACTCCGTTGTGGCCAGGTTGTTACCCAAGGCCACCACCGTGGCACCCAAACGATCAAAGTCTTTTTGCGACATCTGGGTGATATTGGCCAGACGGGCCAGAGCGGTTGCCGCCTCGTCGGAGGTCATGTTGGTCGCAACTCCTAAGTCAACCATCGTCCGAGTAAAGCCCATTAGGGCGTCTTTCTGGATTCCCAGTTGACCGGCCGCCTCCGCAACGCGGGCAATTTCCTCCGTGGTGGCGGGGATAGTCTTTGCCATGTCCCGGATCTCTTGTTTGAAGGCGGAAAATTCCGCCTCAGTCGCATCCACCGTCTTGCGGACGCCAGCAAAGGCGCTCTCAAAATCGACCGCGAATTTAATCGAAGCGCCCGCAGCCAGCGTGAGGGGGGCGGTGATATACATACTCATGCTACGGCCTACATTGGCCATGTGGCTCCCGATGGTTTCCATTTTGTTGCCGGCGGATTCCAACCTTTGCCCCAACCGATGCCAAACAGAGCTTTTCCTTTCGATCTGCTCGTTGACATCCTTCAGCTCCCGTTCCATTTTGAATAGGGCCGCTTGGGCTTTGTTCAACCGGATAGCCAGGTTTTGCGTCTCCTTGGCGTCGGCTCCCTTCGCCTGCGCTGATGCTGCGTGAGCCTGAGCCAAAGCCGCCACCCGTTGCCGTTGGATGCCGATCTGCTGGTTGAGCGAATCCGCCCGTAACCGCAGCCCTTCGGTGCTTTTGCCGAAATCACCGATTTTCGCGCTGGCCTTTTGAAACTCCGACTGCGCCACCCGCATCTGCCGGTTCAGATCCGAAATGCCGCGCTGAAAACCGGTGCCATCCATATCCACCCGGACGGTAAGTTTCCCGAGCTCTTTTTCCGCCATATGCCCGCTTCACCTCCCCCTCACAGGACCTGATCAATGTATCCTTTCGGTGCCTTGTTCCGCGTCCGTTTGCGGTAAGCCAAAACCTTGAAGTAATAAAAGATGTCCATTTCGTCGATGTCCTTCATGGTCCACCCCTGTTCCAGCAGGTGGCTGTAGATGCTCAACATAAAATCTTCCGGGGAGATCTCTTCGTCCTCCCCGGTTACTCGTTTTTTTCCGCCAATGGCTCCGTTGCTTCACTCAGTTGGCCGGTGACTTCCTGGATGCAGGCCATAATGGTGGGGATTAATTTTCTGGCCTCCAGGCCGTCATACACATCATCCCGGGTGAATTGCTTCCCAAACAGCTCCACAATATAGTCCACCATCCGGTCCACATCTTCGGGCTTGATGTTGCTCTGATCCACCTGTTGTCCGATCTCGATCGTCCGGCGCAACATCCGGGCACTGATGAATGGAGCAGTAAAAGTTCTTTCCTTATCGCCCATTTTCAGGGTCAGTTCCACCACAGATCATCCCTCCTCAATAATGAAAAAGGGAGAGGTTTCCCCTCTCCCTTTTACGTTGCTGGCTTCTCATAAACCGCATCGAACCAAGTGGCCCCATCAGTGAAACCCGGCTCATCCTCGTCTCCGACGGCCTGCCAAGCATCGTCATACTCGCGCTTCACAAAGGTCCCCGTGATGGTCGGGGTCTGGAACGCCGGGGTGTCTTCCTTGGTTTGATATTGCTGTTCCGGAGGAGCAAACTTCCCCTTGTACAGCCACACATAACGGTATTTCCCGTTACTTTTGAGAGAACGGAAGCCCAGTGCAACATAGGGGGCGTTATCATCTGCACTTCGGATCAATACCCCATTCTCCAATTGATGGCCCAACAAATCGGCTTGCACTTGCAAAGGAAGATCCTTCACCTGGAGTTCCACGGTGATTTCCCCCAAGGCGGTAGCCGTCTCCGTTGGTCCGTCGTCAGCAAAAAGTGTTTCCGAGTTAACCGTCGGTGTAATGGTCGCACTGATCGCTCCGGCAATCTTCACCGGGGTCTCATAAACCGCCCCAGTGGCATCATCCTGCGTCAGGATCGCGTAATGTAGATCCCTCAAACCCACTTGCACTCCGCTCATACCGATACCTCCTCGATGATTCGATTGGTCTCATATCGTACGGCTTTGTGATAGACTTCGGTGTCATCTTCATACAGATCAATGGAGGAAGTCCTCCGGAATCCGATCTGCTTCATGGTTTTGTCCACTTCCTGAGCAATGCTCGTCATATTGCCGTCCTTGCTCCAGATGTCGATCTGGAAGTGGACCTCAGTGGAAAGAGCCGCATCGTCGGCGTATTGGTCATCAAAATTGGTCATTTCAAAGAAGGTGATCCGCGGGAACTCCATGGCATCCGGCGCTTTCAAATAATAAATCCGTGGGCCGCCCAACAACCCGATCAACTCCTGATTGTTCTCAAGAGCGGATAGGACCTCGGGTTTTAAGTTGATCATCTCAGCCCCAACCCCCGGCGGAGAGCCCGCTCAATCCGTGCCAGCACTTTTCCCCGGGACTCGGCAGCAGCCGGCCCCATGAACGGACGAGGGCGCATCTTGGATGTGCCAAACTCCAAGAAACGTGCCCGCCAGTTCGTTTGTTTGTTTGGTCCGACCTCCACGTATTTGATGCTGTTTTCTCGCTTCACCCGGGTGATTTCGATGTTATACCGGATGTGCGGCTGGTTTTTGTTGCTGACCCTGACCTTTTGGCGCATCGCTTGCGCCACCGGTTCGGCACCTTCTCGAAGCGCCTGATTTTCAATCCGATTTGCCCTTTCCCCTAGGTGTTGGAGTTCCCTCAACAGACCTTGTATCCCTTCCATTTGCACCTTAGCCACCGGCTGTCACCACCTTGCACATCAGATGGGTTATCCGCCGCCGACCGTCGATGTCATCCAGAACAGCCACAATGTCGTAAACTTGATCGTCATCGATGACGCGCATATTCGGCTGGATTCCTTTCCGATACCGGATTTTGTAGGCCACCACCATTTCCGCGTTTTCTGCAGAGGACCCAAAAAACTCCCGCCACCGGGTAGTTAGTGGGGCTCTTCCGGCCCACAGGGTGAGGAAGTCCTCCCAATTCGGCAGCGTGTTTCCCTCCGCATCCCGGGTATGCCCGTTCTGGTGTTGAATCGTGATCCGGCGGTTGAACTCAGCCGGATTCATCTCCGGTTCCACCTTTGCCCTTCCGTTTGCCACTCTTGGACCGCTTCGGGGGTTCCGCGCGATCCGGTTTCGGTTGGATCTCTTCCCCCAAGAAGCCGCCTTTTCTCAGTTCCTCCGCCCTTTCTTCGCTGTCCGTCTCATACACTGTTCCCTTGGGATGATACTTCTTCGTGTATTTATCGATAAAATTTGCAGCTACTTGATACCGCTTCACCATCATCCCCCCTCTTCCGTTGATTCGCCGTAGTTTTTGAGCTGCAAGATGATGCTCTCCAGAGCAAAACTGAATTTATCCATTCTCGCCGCCGGATCCCGGTTCTCGTAGTGAAGGGCCACATACAGCATTACGGCCAGATTATACAAGGAGCTTTCCGATCCTTGTTCAGGCTTCGGGATGCCGGAATTGGCCAGATACTCTTTGGCACTATTCATGAGGAGAGCGAGGATAGCGTCATCCTCGCTCCCGTCGATCCTCAGATAAGTTTTCACTTCATCCAACGTCAACTCGGGCATCATTCATGCCCCCTTATACTTCAGGCGGAAGCGTCGCAATCCGGAATGCAGACTTCAACAGCAAATGCATGTCGATCCAAGCGGTCAGTACAAAGAGATATTCCCCTTTGTCCACATCCTTGTCGGTGTCGTAGACGAGCATCCCGTCATAATTCAAGTGGGCAAAGTTGAAGTCCCCGACGATCGGCTTAACCGCGGCATCGCTGAAGGTGACGGGCTTCCCGATGATGCTCTCCGGCGGCGCGTTGTACAGGGTGGCAGCGTTGTTGGCCAAGCTCTTCAGGATGGTCACATAATCGGAATAACGCATCACCACCCGGGCGTTTTCCCGGAAGTCCTCATGAAGGTCTGCGATTGCGTTGGTGATGGCTTCAAACAGATCGGCACCCTCCACCTCTTGAACCGCGTTTTGCGCGGAGTAGAAAGACATATGCTCTTCCCCGGCGGCCGGAGTGGTAGCAAAGGCCACTTTCTTCTCCTTGGCGGCCAGACCGGAACGCAGGGCATTCTCCACGTAGTTGACCAAGTTGGTATCGGAACCGTGAAGGACCGTATCCGAAATTCGGGCCTTCACCTTGAACTTGTGCCGACCAAAGGAAACCTTATCCCCCGTCAGGGCGATCTCCTTCGCGGTCTCGTCGTCCCCGATGAAGGCGTCATCATCCAGCGTGTAGGCAATCTTGGGTACTTCCAGGCCCTTGATATTCGTCATGCGGATGATTTCCCGGAGCGGGTTCCGCGTGAACGGCTCATGGACCAGTTCATTCGTCATAGTGGTCGGCAGGAGCTTTTCCCCTCCGGAGGGTTGCGGTGCCGGAAGGGCACGCAAGACGTTTCTAGCCTCCTCGGACATGGGACGACCTTCGACCGCGGCGCGAATAAGATCGGCCTTGGCGGCCATCAGTTTTCCTTCCTCGTTTTCTACCACACTAATGGGGTTATCTTGCTTGATTTTGGCTTGCTGTTCCTTTTCGACCTTGTCATGTTGCTCTTTCAGCAGTTCAAAACGTTGCTGCAAGTCCGCTTTTTTGTTCTTCAACTCTTCGATTTCTTCCCTTTTCACAGCCGGGTTGGCTGCCTTGTTCACCAACTGTTCCTCGACGTTTTTCAATTGATTACCAACAGTAGCCAGCTTTTCTTTCAGTTCATAAAGGGTCATGTTACAAACCTCCTATCAATTTGTCGATTTGCTCAATGTTTTTCTTGGATTCCGCAATCAACTTTTGTCTTTCTTCCTGACTCAAGTCACCTTTTTTGGCGTTTTTCAAGGCTTCCAGCAGCTCTTTCGGTGTGTTTTTGTACCTCTGGAACAACTCTGCATCGGAGATAGACGCCGCAATTTCTTTTTCGGCCACCACCTCATCACAGAGCCCGTAATCGGCGCACTCCTGAGCGGTCAGCCAGGTTTCGTTGTCCATGAGTTCGGAAATCTTCTCCACACTCAACCGGCTGCCGGCTTTGCTCAGATAGGCTTCGATGATGGATTCCCGAATTTTATCCAGATCATCGGCCGTTTTTCTAAGGTCTTGGGCATTTCCAATGACCAACATCCAAGGGTTATGGACCATCATCATCGCATTTTTGGGCATAAAAACAGTGTCGCCGGCCATTGCCACGACACTCGCAATACTTGCAGCCAACCCGTCAATGTGGACGTTCACCCGGACCTTTTGCCGCTTCAGGATGTTGTAGATCGCTTGCCCTTGGAAGACACTCCCGCCCGGGGAGTTGATGTATACGTTAAGCGTTTTGATGTCCCCCAGGGCATCCAAGTCCTCTTTGAAGCTCTGTGCCGTTGTGTCAGTATCATCCCACTTGTACGGCGTGATCTCACCGTAGATGTAGAGTTCTCCGGTGTCATCCGCCGCGTTTTTGACTTCCCAAAACTTTTTCATCGTCTATCACCTCCTTATCGTCACCTCCTCTCGTTCCCCCTCTTGTTCGTTGACCGGCGTCAGATCCCGGCTCATGTAGAGCTTGTCACCACCTTCCAGCGGGGGTAGTTCTTCAAAGGCCCGCACTTCATTGGGTGTGAACCAGCCCGAGCGGATACCCTTGAAATAAAACTCCCCGCGGGTTTTGATGTCCCCGCGTAAAAGAGCGTTCACATTAAACTTGAAAGTTAGTCCCTGCAAACGCTCCTGCTTGGTTAGTAGTTTTCGGTTAAATTCCTGCTCGTACTGCCGGACGATCGGGACGAGCGTCCCTTGCACAAACTCCAACGACAGTTGCTCCATGCTGGAATAGCTTTGCCCTTCGGTCTCGCCCAGCATATGGACCGGCATGTTGAAAACGGTGGCCACCCTTGATCGGGTAATCTTCTCGACCTCAAACACTTTCGTGTCAATGATGCTCTTCTCGATGGGCGTGATCTCCGTCCCGGATTCCTGGATGATCACTCCGCCGTTGGCCTGGTAGAACTCTTTGAAGTTGTTAAGGATCTCGGCCTTTTTCTCTTTCGATAGGGTGGTATTCATCTTCAGAATGAACGACGCCCGGATAGCGCTGTCCATCTGATCCAGACTGAACGTCCGAACCTTAACGTCATAATCCACCGTGTTGCGGAGGACATCGATCGGGCTGATTCCCTTGTACCCCACGGAATAATAGGCGAGGCTCTGCCCGACCGGTGCGATGTGTTTGACGTGGATCATGTCCATGTTGTGGACGTAGTACCGGCCATTGTCCCCGTCGATTTCATACCACAGCTCCCGGGTCTTCTCCTCGATGACGGGTTCCACCCGGGACGGGTCTAGAACCAAAAGGGCCGACACTTGAAAAAGACCATCATACATTTTCAGCGCGTACCCGTTCCCGTAGGTGTTGCGGGACGTTTCCAACGTCCGGATAAAATCGAAACTGGTCATGTTTGGGTTGGGCGAGTTCTCCAGCAAGTCTGATATTGGGTTTTTGACAGGGGTATATTCCTGATACAACTTGAGCGGAAGACTGGCCATTGCGTTGGACAGACGGGAGACCGCCGCAAAAATGGTCTCAACCGTTGCCAGCGTGTTGCTTGTTTTGCTGGCAAAGATATTGCTCGGTGAAAACCATTTGGTGAAGTCGTAACCATCGCCTTTGTATTTCCCTGTGAGGGCGTTCCAAGCTATTTTCACCCGCTGAATAAATCGCAACCTATCACCCCCTTAAAAGGTCGTTGATCGACACAAATTCCACCTCCCCCGCAAGTTGCGGACCAGCCATCCGCTTCATCACTTCGGTGTGGGCATTAAGCCAGGCGGCGAATCCGTCAATCTTCCGATATCGGTTTTGTTTGGTCGGAAGCCAGTTTCCGTTGCGGTCCTCCACCAGCTTTACGTTGTTCAGATACCACCGGAGGAGCTTGTTCCGGTTGAATACCACCTTGCCGTCCAGCAGAAGCTCCTTGATGTCCTTGAGAGCCGGACTCAGGGTGATCGCCCCCTGCCGGACCACCTGCGTCTGAAAACCATGGGTCTGCAGGTCGGCCACGAGCCGGTAAGCGTTGGCCGGGTCGTAGGTGATCAGGTCGATGGTAAACCGCTCCGATTGCTTGACAAACCAGTCAAACACCAGCTTGTAGTCCACGTAATCGCCCGGGCAGATCGTCAGCAGCCCTTCCTCCTGCCACTCCCGGAAGGGGAGTTTTTCGTTGTCCAGCTCCACTTTCCGACGCGGGACAAAGGAGTGAGACAACACAAAAACCCGCCCGTCATCGAGCGGGAACTCCAGACAGGCGGCGGTGAAATCCTCCGTCTGTGAGAGGTCGAAGCCGCCGACACAGTTCCGGCCGGCCAGCTCCGCTGGGTCGATCATGCCGTCGTTGCGCTTGATCACCTCGAAGTCGATAAAAGACTGCTCATCCGACTGGACAAACAGGTTCAGCCGTTTGGTGATGAAGTCGTTTCGTTCCGGCGGGACGTGCTTCCGGTTGTTCCACTCCTCGATCATGGCCTCAAGATCGATGGTAATACCCAGATTCGGATTGGCCTTCACCCAGTTGGCCGGATCTTCAATGTCGTCTTCCTCGTCTAACTCGGCCATGAAGTAAAAGGAGCGCTCATCCTGAATCACTCCTTCCAGCACGTCAGCCGCCTTCTCGTAATAGTCCATCAGCGGGCCATCCAACTGGTATCCGGCAGTGGTGATGTATAGGATCAGCGGTTGCCGGCGGGCTCCCGTCGAGTTTTTGATGACGTTGATCAGCTTGTAATCCTTGTACTCGTGGATCTCATCGAAAATCCCGAGATGACAGTTAAGGCCATCTAGTTTCTCGCTGTCGGATGCTTGCGGCTCGATCTTGCTGAAAGTCCGGTCAAAGTGGATCGCGTCCCGGAGAACTCGGAAATGCTTGCTCAGGAGCGGTGATGCTTTGACCATCTTCTGGCACTCATCAAACACCACACGGGCCTGTTTCATGCTGTTAGCTAGGAGATAGATATCCGCGCCTTTCTCTCCGTCCTTGGAGCAGCCATAATTGGCCAGGCCGGACACCATTGTCGATTTCCCGTTCTTCCGGGCAACAAAAATGAGCCCCTCCTTAAACCGGCGGAGCCCGGTGTCTTTATGAACCCATCCGTAGAGTGAACCGATGATGAAGTGTTGCCACGGCTGCAACTCCAACCGCTTGAAATTCCCCTTGGACGGCTTGCAAAACCGCTGGATGAAATCGATTGGGCGAAACCCTTTTTCTTCGTCGAACACCCAGGGAAAATCGTCCGTTCCCTGCCGTTCCAAGTCCCGGAGATGGCGCTCACATGCTCGGCGCACCTTCTTGGAGACGACGATCCGGCCGGCAACAGCATCCCGGGCGTATTGGGTGGTGAGAAGGTTAGAATGCCTCGAACTCATCCACCGTCACCGCCTCGGTGACCTTCTTCTCGGAGGCAGGCGTCAACTTAAGCTCGGCTTGGAGCTTCCGCTGCTGCTCGACGATCTTAAGGATTTTGTCAACCGACTTGTTTTCGCGGAACATCTCCTGAGAACCGTTTTTGAAAAGCTCTACTACACCGCGTTCCTTGATGTCGTTCATATGTTCCTGCTTCAGTTGCTCCAGAAGGACGATATTGTCAACTATCATAAGGGTTCGGTCGTTCAGGTTGTCATCCTTCTCCAGTTCTTGGATAAGAATTTTGAATAGCTTTTTGGCCTCTTTGTGCTTGATAACCCGTTTCGGCTTGTAAGTCATCTCACCACCTCCCTCCCGTATGGTCACCCCCCTCACGCGAGAATGCCCGGCGCGGTCGAAACGAAGGGCCGCGGCCGGTCTGGGGCGGGCGATCTTCCAGAATTTAGGGCAGGGGGGTATCCTCAGAGGGCTGCAGCCTCGTCGTTCGGAACCGACCGAATGATTCTGGCCTTACGCTTCCCTCTCGCATCGCCCGCCTTTCGCCTGCCCTTCTCCGGGTGCAATCGGTTGTGGCACGCAGCGCATACGCTCTCCAGGTTGCTCTCATCAAATGCTCTGTCTGGGTTGTCTTGTAGGTGCTCAATGTGGTGTACCACATTGGCCGGAGTCAGCTTTCCATTCTTGAGGCACCGCTGGCATAGGTAATTGTCACGGACCAACACTGCCTCACGACATTTCTGCCACGCTGCCTTCTTATAGAAAGGGTCGGCCTTCTTCATAGACATTCATGAACACCGCCCCCAAAAAAACATAAAACAAAAACAAAAAAACATGTTGACATTTGTTTTATGTTTGTTTTATAATAGAGTCAGAAAGGAGGTGAACAACAGGATGGCACTGATCGAAACATACATCCTCGTCCCGACCACCTACAACAACGGCGAACCAGTCGAAGCAGAAAAGTTTGAAGCACTCCAAGCACTCTACATCGAAAAAGTCGGCGGACTCACAATCGAACCAGAAACGAAGCAAGGGTTCTGGACAGACGGAAAAACGCTCTACAAGGATACCAACCTCAAATACATCGCAGCGATCGAACACTGGAACCAGGCAAAAGACATCCTCGAAATCGCCGAATACATCAAGAAAGAATGGAAGCAAGAAGCCGTCTACATCAACATCGCCGGGATCGCGGACATCATCTAAGGAGAAGGGGGATCCCCTCCCCCTCTCCCCTTCTCCTTTTTAAATAAATCTTTGACATTTGTTTTCTGGTTGTTTTATAATTGTTTTAGGAGGTGAAGTTCGATGCACAACATCCATGTCACCCGGAAAGGTGAAATTATTGACCTGCTGGGTCTGAATAACGACGAGTTCGCCTTTTACAACCAGTGCCTGGACGCATACCGACAAAACATGGATTATGGCGACTTCCTAAAACTGATCCAAGCCCCCGGGAATGTCTTGATGAAAGGCAGCCGGATGGTCACTAAAGAGATCGCTTATTCTCCTCTCGGCCGTGCTGTTTGGGATCTTAGCTACCGGCTGGCGATCCGTCAGGGTGTCATGGCCGCTGGGGAATCATGCACGCATCTCAACGAAGAACCGGCCCAAGAAGATGAGTTCGTTTCCCCGTATGAAGCCGCCAAACAAAAAGGAACCACTCCACCAGCAATCCATGCGGCCATCAAACGCGGCGAATTGGCCGCGCACCAAGAAGAAAATGGCCGTTGGAAAGTATCCGTGCGGAGTTTGGATCAATATGAACCAAATCCCATCCGGCAGGCTGCACCAAAAAAAGAGGGCTGAAACGCCCTCTTTTCTTTTTCGCAAATAAAAACAGCAGAAGAACGGGTTTGGACCTACATATTGATTGCCAAGGAGGATTTTCACTCCTTTCCAATCAATTTTTTTGGTCCGTTCCTCTGCTCCGCCCCCATGATACCATTGTAAGCCATTTTGAACGGCCAAAACGGCAAACATTCGGCAAACTTAATGCCATCCAATCCGTTCAGCTATGGCATAAACAATCTGATCCCGCCAATATCGGGCTGTTCGCTCGCCACACTTCAATTCCTGAGCGATCCCCGCCCATGTGCGAGTTTGCGGTTTTACCCAATAGCGCAATCGAATCAATTTCTTTTTTTCGTCTGGCAATTGATCATAAACATCCTGGATCGCTTCCACAATCCGTTCCATCTGCTCCAGCTTCCGATGTGTCAAGAGTATGGCCTTCCGCCCAACAGGATCCCCGGGGAGATTTCCCCGGCTTCCGCCCACATTGTCATCACGAGAAGGGCTGAAAAAAAGGATCTCATTCCTTATCCTTTGAATTTCCCGGTGTGTTTCATGAAAGCGGTAAAGTTCGGATTCGACATGCTTGAAAGCTCCTGGGCTTAATTTCGGTTTTGTTGCAGCTGCCACGTTCCCTGCCCTCCTCTGCAGTAAGAGTTTCACAGATCATATTCAATCTCGAACAGTTTCCGGGAAATTTCCTATTTCGTCCCTCCGTTATCTCAAAGCCCTTTCGACCATCGTGAGCATGTCGATGGCCAAGAAATCCAAATCATCACCTTCCCGGTCTTCTTCACCGTAAAGGAGTGCACGCTCCAAGATGGCACAAAAGTTTTCTAATGTCTCTCGGTCTTTGAATTTTATTTCGGCAAAATGGGTTTCCGTCATCCCTCATCTCTCCTCCGCAAAATTGTCATCCCACTGCAACCAACCCTGTCAACGCCAGGGCCACCAAAGTGGCGATGGCCCCGACGAAGACCAGAATCAGCCGAACGAATATTTCCAAGACAAACCACATCAGGTCAGCCATACTTCTTCCCTCATTTTTTTGAGCCCTTTTTTGATCAGACGGTTCACCTGGGCTTGTGTCACCCCGATAATCGGTGCAATTTCACGTTGCGTGTGTTCCTGGTGTCCATTCAAACCGAAGTAGAGTTCAATGGCCTTCCGTTGTTTTTCCGGTAACTTTGGAAGCATTGTTTCAATGAATATGCGGGCTTCCGTAGCTCTCAAATCCGCGTCATCTTGGCCAATCATTTCATAGAAACCCTTGTCCTCCATATCTTCCGAATCTCCGTCCAGATATACCAGCTTGTAATCCCCTTTTTTCTTCCGTCGTTTCTCTTTCTGGATAATTTCCTTATAGATTTGTTGGCTGATAACGGTAATAGCATAAGTAGAGAATTTGGTTCCTCTCGTTGGATCGTATCGTTGAGCAGCTATCACCAAACCGATCTTCCCTACAGAAACAACATCGTCCTTGCCTACCAGTTTTATGAGATCAGCGTAGTATTTGAATACTACGTAATATACCAAGCGTATGTTTTGGGAGATCAACTGTTCCACATAGTGACGATTCATAGTTCCTCCTCCTTCCGTTTCATCAATCGACGTATCCCTTTTCCTTCAAAAGCGGAAGTTTTTCTGCCGCCCGCTTGAAGGCCCAATACCGTCCCTTTTCCTTGTCATAAAGCGATAGATCCCAAACGGCAGAAAAACCGATAATCTCGAAACCGTTTTTCAACGTTACCAAACAAACCGTCGTTCGCTCTCCCATTTTCCGAAATTCGACCTTCTCGAAATGCTCAGCGAACTCCGGATTTTCTTCCAGAATCGTTTTCCAGTCCATATTCCTCATCCTTTCTTCTCTGGTAAATTCGTTCTTCCATCCACTCGAACAGTTTGTCGCTCAACGCGACCACCAGGACCGCAAATCCACCGGAGCCAAGGACAAAGATAACAACGACGCCGACTCCCATCGCACTCCAAATCCACACGTCCACGGCTTTCATGCCTCCTTTCGGTCATCCCGTAAGATCTCCATCAACAGATCCGGGTGCCAGGGTTCCCAACCCTCGCCGGTATCGATCCACAACCGTTTGACTGTTAGCGGATCGATCCGGAGTTCCCGGAACCGATCGGCCACCATTTTTGGATCCCGGGCGGAGAAAGTGGCCCAGCGTTCTTGGCCAGCATAAGTCAAGTAGTGGACCCGGAACCACATCGGCTCCGTTCCTCCCCGATCAGCTCCATCAACTTTCCGATCGGCAAGACCACCAACCATTCCTGCCGGTCGGCTTTTATGGCCAAAGCATCAATGCCTTCCTGATCCAGCCACTGATACAGGGTTTTGAACCCGTTTTTCCTGGCCTTGACCTCGAATTTCAGCCCAAGTCCGGTCACATCGCCGGTGTGTTCCTGGCCAGCATGTTTGGCTGCCCCTGACAGGGGAACTCTCGTCCCCCCGATCAGTTTGGCAAATTCGCGTTCTCTTCGATTTCCCTTCTGCTTTTGGCTCCGACCCATCATTTCCGCCCCTTCCGAACAATCTCGAAATAACGGTTGAAAAACTCGTTGTCTTCCTTTTCGGTGGCAATATAATGTCGAAACCCTTCCTCGTTTTTCGGAACATAGAGTGCCCGGATTGGTACATCCCAAGGGGAGTTTTGAAGAATCCCCAAGCGGGTGTCATACTCCCTGTCTTTTACAAAGGCAACCATTGGTGAATTATCGGGTTGTCGTTCAACGACCACATCCTCGATGCATCGAACCCGGGTGACTTTCCGGATTTCATCCCATTCCACCTCAGATCAACCCCTTGTATTTGAGAATCATTGTGGCCAGCTGGTTGTATCGCTCCAGGGACTTCCGTTTGTGTTCCTCTGACTTCTGTTGAAACTCCGGGCTTTCAATGTACTCGGCCCCCTTCCGGAGACGGGCCAGGATTTCTTCGTATTCCTTCTCGTTTCGGATCTCTTTAATTTCCACAGTGGTCCCCTCCCGTTCGATTTTTTGTGTTGAATTGTGTTGACGCTTTTCAACGAAATAATCAACACAAATAACGTTGATCTGGCGCGGTTTTTAATTTGTGTTGATTGTGTTGACCCATAAAATGCGAATCATTGAAAACGGAAATTAATTTACATATATTAGTAGATAGATAGCCGGAACGCTTATTTATCTATTTAGAGTCAACACAATCAACAAAATTCGATTTTCCGCACAACGGCGCGGCTTATTTGTGTTGAAAATTGTGTTGAAACCTGTCAACACAATCAACACAATTCCTGTTCGTACCCAAACAGGACAAACTCTTGTGTCGGTCTTCCGCGTCCTTTTGGTTTTACGTCCCGAATTTTTCCGTACCCGAAGTCTTCAAGCTCACGAAACAGCTGCTCCACGTCACTTGCCTTTTTGCACTCCGCAATCTTGTACATCTGAACATCTCTTTTCTTCACTCTCCCGCCCCGCCGGCGGATCCATTCCACGGCCTCCTCGATCCGTTTGTCTGCCGGCGACTTGCCCAGCTGCTGGTAGGCTTTCCGGATGTGCGACTTGAAGTATTTGATGAACTGGATGGCCCGGTTCAGGCTGATTTCGTCCACTTCGCCGTCTTCCGCTTCGTCGCAGACCACCCGGGTCATGTGCAGGATCAGGGCGATCCGGCCAAGCTGGTTCGGCATTTTTGCCCAAGGCCCGCGCAATTTGCGGGGGAAGTCCGGGTCCTTCATCTCCCGGATGTGGATCGAGTGCCATTCTTCCCACCACTGTTTTGCCGCAGCCGACAGGTGTAGGACCTTCGGCTTTAACTCACCGTTTTTTAATTCTGGTTTCAGGTTGTACAGCCGTTCAAATACCTCGGCATAGGCCATCTTTGCTCTTGGCGAAACCCCCGTCCACGTCCATTCCGCCGGTTCCTGGGCGTCTGGATAGGCCAGGAGGACTCGATGGATGAATCCGTCCTCTTTTCCTTCCTCGTCCTCCAACGTTGGGAGGATATCCGGCGGGATGTTGCCAGTGACGGCCAAAAAGGGTTTCGGAATGAATAGCGGTTCGCCATCATCGCGGACTCGGTTGATTTTGATGTCGGAACCGGACCACATCGACAGGTAATGCTCCCGGTCGTCTCCCTTTCCGCCCTTGTACTGGTTCATGGATCGGATCCAGCCGGATAATTCATCTACTTTGAGAATCAGGCCGCGGTTATTGTGCTTTAGTGCACGGAGGAGAGCCTCCAACGTTGCCTGAGTAATGTACACTTCCTCCATCCGCGGTCTTTCCGGTTCTTCGGGCGGTTCTTTGTCCTTTCGCTTTTGCTTCCTCCATTCCGCCAACTCAGCCTGATATTTCCTCATAGCCAGTTCGTACTCGTCCATCTTGTTGGCGAAATCCCGGGCGTATTTTTTTTGTATGGCTAGAATCGGCTCAAAGGCTGCTTCCAGTGCCGGGGTTTTCCCCGTTCCGGTGTCGGCCACCAGAGCAGTGTACAGATTGGGTTGCTGTAGATATTCCGGTTTCAATTCAATCGCCCGGGTGTTTCCGATCGCTCCGCCCAAGAAAGTTAGGGTGTGGATCCCAGGGTAATCCGGTGGCAGTCCCATTGATCGGGCGACTTCCGTCAGGAACCGCCGGACTGCATCGGGAAAAACCTCCAAGGGGAACGGTTCGACTTTCGGTTTTTCCGGCAGAGGGATTGGTTCCACTTCTACCTCTTCTTTCTGCTCCCGGGCTTTTTGCTGCTCTGCCCATTGGCGGGCCTTGCCGATTGTCAACTGATAATACAGCGGGTGTTTCAGGTCGTCTCCGGAGATCTTCCGTTGCCCCAAGAGGAGATCGGCAATCTCTTGATCCGTCCACCCGTTGATGGCACAAATATTAGCCATCGCCAGATCCCTCTCTGATGCACTTGGAAAGGTTCGTTTACCTTCGACGATCTCCCGGAACCTGTGAGAGGATTGGATCAGTTTCTCCAGCTTCTTGAAGTTCGGCGGCCGCCCGGGGTTGAGTTCCACGTTGATTTCGTCCAACTTGATGCCAGCGAGATCTGCTTCCTCCCGGGAACGGATCACCTCTTGGATCTTCTTCACCAGCCACCCCGGGGGATCCGCCGGGGGAAGATCGTCCGGACTTCGTCCCGGCGCCCACCGGTATCGGCGCCCGCTTTTGTGGAGGCTTCCGGGGGCGACGGATTGGCCGCCGGTCCCCCGGATATCGATGTTGACGCCGATCTTTTTGACGCTGTTGGGGATATCCAGTCCTTCCGGAACTTTGTACCACAACTGCATTCCGCCGCCACCGGTCAGTACCTGCCAAGTGGCTGGCAGATCACCGTATTCGGCGATCCACTTTTTGAGGGTTTCCTGTCCTTCTTGTCCGTCCACATCAAGAGCGAACAATCCGTTTACTTTCCCCATCGGGACCCCGACGTTGGCCAAAGGGGTTTCAGTCCACAACCTCCGGATGGCTTCCGGATCGTTTGTCCCCTTGTCCGGCCAATCATCGGGGATTGGGTGTTTTCCAGCGCTTTTCCCACACTTGGGATTCCCGCATGAGCATCCCCCTTCAACCGGCCAGTGAAGCGGGATGATTTTAACCCCGTGTTTGGCCAGGCGTAACGCTTCGGACAAAGGTGTTACTGTTGATTCGATGGCCATCCGCTTCACCTACCGTTGTAAAATTGATCATGCGTTTACCTCCTCACGGCCGGATTCTCAACTCCTTTCGGACAAAACCGATGGTAATCAGATCCGACGCCTTCCCCCGGTTCAGAGGATAGGGGATTTCACCCAACCACGTTTTCAGCCACCGGAGGACCCGCTCTTGGTTGGCTGTCATTGGCTGATTCCTCCAGTAGGCGTCGTGTTTAACCAGCCCGATTTCCACGCTCCGTCGGAGGTAGTCTTCAGCGATTCCTTGGGCCAGCTCCAACCAAACCGGGGCTTGGGTCAGGTATTCATCCGGCTCGTTCCGCTTGGATACCTTCGCGTGATATCCACCTTCCACTGGGTAAATCACGACGGTTCCCGCATCTCCAGCAGAGAGGGCGAATACATCCGGTGCCACCTTCAGCCATTTGATCATTTCGCGGAACTCCTGCAGTTCGTTTTTCTCCGTGTCCAGGAGCGATCGGAGGCGGTCCGCTTCCGTGCTGCGTTTTTCTTCTTCCTCGTCCAGAGCCTCCGTGATCGTCTTGCCGGATGGTACATCCTGCAGCCCGAATAAGGTCGGGGCCGTAACCAGCTTGTGTCTTTTGGAGATTCCGGTTACGTCGAGAATCAGACAGTGATCTTTCCCGGGGGCCTTCCGGGTCCCGCGACCAATCATCTGAATGTACAGTGACCGAGATTTGGTCGGCCGGGCCACCACCACGCACTCCACGGTTGGTTCGTCAAAGCCTTCCGTCAGAACCATGCAGTTGACGACCACCTGAGTCTCGCCGGTCTTGAGTCGCTTCAGGATCGCCCGCCGTTCGTCTGTCGGGAGGGCTCCTGAGATCCACTCTGCAGCAACTCCTTCCGCTTGCAGGGCAGACGCTGTACGTTTGGCTTGGTCCACCGATACCGTGAAGATGATCGCCTTTTTGCCTGCGGCATGTTCGATGTAAGCTTCTGCTACCGCTCGGGATACATTGGCTTTAAGAAGTGCCTCGTCAAGTTCCCCTTGGTTGAAGTCCCCCGCCGCCGTGTGGATTTCATCGAAATTGACATTCAGGGGGACTTGTTCGACTTTCAGATCCACCAAGTATCCGTCTCGGATGGCCTGGAGCAGCTGATACTGGTAGACGATCTCTTCAAATACGCTGTCCAGCCCTACACGGTCTGCTCGTTCTACTGTTGCCGTCAGTCCGACCACCGGCGGGCCGTCCGGCCGGAAAGCACCTACGGCCTCCAGCGTCTTTTTGTAGGTGTGGGCGGCGGCGTGGTGACATTCATCCACCACCACCAGATCCTCCGGTCCGAAGGTCGGCAGCTGATCCAACCGGCGGTGCAAGGTTTGGATGCTGGCGAAAACACATTGGGCGTCCATCTCGTTGTATTTGGCCTTGACAATTCCTGTGCTGGCCTCCGGCCAAACAGCTTGCATAGCTTTTATCGGCTGGGTGATCAATTCGTCTCGGTGGGTGATCCATAACATCCGGCCGTTCCGCTTCCGGCCATAGTCCAGACCGATGATTGTCTTGCCGCATCCGGTCGGAAGGTTCACGATACCACGGCGGCCGCCCTTGTCATAGAAATTATCCAAGGCTTTGTGGGCTCCCGATTGATAAGGGCGCAATTGGATAGTTCTTTTTATCTGAGTGATAGTCAATGTAGCCACCTCCTTTGTTTGGAAGGGGGGCCATCAGGCCCCCGCCAAATTAGAAGGGAATATCGTCATCCGCGACGGTAACGGACAGTTGGCTGTTTTTGTATGCGGCATTGGATTCCGAGGCGGTTTCGATCTGCTTGTTGATGTACACGTTCCGGTATTGGTTTCCGTTGTTGACTCTTTTGGTCTTGATTGTGATCTTGAGCTTCCGATCGAGGAGTTGCGGGAGAGATTCCTCCAGTTGGGTGATGTCTTCCAGATCCAAACCGGCCCGGAACAGGTCCTTTTTCAGCCACTGGATCCGGTCCACGTTGTCGAGGAGGTTGTATTTCCACTCGTGACGACCGGCAAATTCGCCCTCTTGGACGACAAACTCCCATTCCAGCATCGGACGACCGGAATTGCTTTCCTTCAGCTCCACCCGCTCAACTTTGACGACGTATTCACCGTCCGGTAGTTCATCGAAGGTGTCCGATACATCAGCGTTCTTGTACGCTTCTTTGAACTGTTCCAGATAGGACTTCCAATTCATCGCCATTTGGCATCACTCCTTAATTGGATTTGGCTTGGGTCAGATCAACCACGGTGTTGTGGTGCCCGTAAAAGGCTCGCTTGAACTCCTCGAAATCCAGGGGGACGGTTGCCGGCAACCGTTTGGTTCGGTCCCCGGCCTCCCAGTTTTCGCTGGGTTTGGTTCGGATCACCCGGATCTCTTCCCCGTCCTCTGTGGTTTCCATCGTGGCGTATAGGATCATGTCCACCCATCCCAAAACGGTTGTCCTTCCGGACTTGGGGATAGATGGAACAGCTTTGTTGATTGTCTGCGTCCGGGTTTTGATCTCTTCGACTTCGACGTGGCTCGTCAGTATTAACCCATAGGGAAGGAGTGACATCTTTCGGAGAACCCGGAGAAACTCATCCCGAATCAGCATGTAAGCTTTGCCGTATGGCAAATCCGATTCGTGAACGATGTCCAGCTTTTCCCTGAAGTGCTCCGCACAGGCTTTCCACAGGTTGTCCACCGTGTCGATCACGATGGTTTTGAAGGGATGCCCCCCTTGCGCAATTTCCGCGCAAACCTGCAGGAAGGTTTTCCAGTCCGGGATCTGGACCTCGTAAACCTCCAAGGCATTCAGTCCCGGTTCCGTGGCCAGGAAAAGCGGATTGTCCATTTGGGAACAGAAAGTGCTTTTCCCAATCTTCGGTTGGCCGTATAATAGGATTGAGTAGTCTTCCAAACGCTGTTTGGGCTTTCGCTTTTCAGTAGGCAGGAGCGCCAATGTATCCACCTCCTGATTGGGTGGCCGGGGGATTCATTTCCCCCGGCTTTTTGTTGGTTCAGATCCGATTAGCTCCAGCTCCCGGGCGTAAACAACCCCCAGACAATCGGTTCCGTA